TTAAGAAGATGCAAAACCATCTTCCTTCCCTAAAAAACTTTTAAATACTGCATCCCTACACTTTCTTAAGCTGATGAGGTCTTCTGTATATTCTCGCCCCAATAAACGATCCACATCAGCCAAAGTAAAATTTTCAGTTCCATAACCTTCAGATTCCAAGAAATCTAATGGAAATATACCCCTATTCCCTTCCCAATCACAAGGAGTAGGCTTCTCCAGTAATTTAAAATACAAGAATAGCCTAGCTCTATCTATCTCGGGGACTACTTTTTTTTCACAGGTACATTGTATCTCGCTATTTAAATTCGATACTTCAAACTGATCGCCGCAACTACAACTATAATAAAATCTAGGAAAAAACAACTCGCATTTTGCTCCTATAATAAACGCTTTAATAGCGGTTTCTTGAGATATTTGCATTTCAATAGAAAATCTATATGGATTTAACTTTTGCCTTTCACGCATGGTTGTTTTTTCTTTAATAAATTTATCTAGTTTTTGAATGACTATTTCATCTACATCAGGGTCGACACTATCTTTTCGGACGATACTTTTCAATTTGTCGCAGTACATAGTCACACATCTCCTTATTAAAGAAATTTGGCTTAACAATAAATTTAAAACGTTCTTGACTGTCAGTATAAAAAGTAATTCCTACTCTGTCATACCCTGGAAAGCCAAGCCAATAGATAGTCGTTAATTTTAATTGTTTCGCTTGATCCAGCCTCGCTTTTATATCATAGTAAATACTTGTATCTAAAAGAGACTCTTTAGGATCAGAAGACCTTGCTCTGCCTTCGCTCACAGTGTCATCGACAAACTTCACATACCTTGGATAGCCATCCACCTTATAAATCTCTTTTAATGATTTATAGTCTAATTCTTCAACTTCATTTTGCATATACATTTTATAAAAGTTATTTAAAATTGCGCTTTTTAATACTTTAAATTCTTCTTTAGGTAACTCTGTTTCTTTTTCCAAGATGCATGCTGTCCATTTCTTTATCTCTTCCTCGACTCTTTTTTCAATCTTTTCGTTAACTATATTTACTGATTTACTTAGCACTTTATCAGATAATTCATTAATCATATTATATACAGTTTTTTGCATAGTAGAAGTTAATAAAGGAATAGATAGATTAAACGCATCTTTTATCTTTCCTTTTATTTTGTCATGGGAAATATCTATTCCATAATCGGTTTCTATCTCATTGTCCCAATTCCTTAGTTTAATTACCAACATTTTATATTCAGTATTAATTTCTACTCCAATATAATTATTGCTCTCAATTCCATCTGAATTTCTAATACATTCACCCAGTAATAGCTTTATGTTTTTTATGTTTTCGTTACTATCTTTCTCAATATTAAAAAAGATTAGTCGTCTCTCGCCATAAGGTATTCCTTCCCATAAGTTACTAACGAAAGGGTGTTTATTCACATTAACTGCATTTTTAACTCCTTTTTTGTCAAGATTTTGAACCGCTTTATAAATTAAACTTTCGTCTTTAAGGTGCGAGATATTACTAAGAAAAGATACATATACATTTCTCGCTCTTCCATAATTAAGTTCTTTTATAAGAAAATCATTTATTTTATACTCTTCTATTTGATTATTGTAAATTATGCTATCTAATAGGCGATTATAAATCATCTTATTGCTACGATCTATATTATGTTCTTTGATTGATTCCTCTATATTAAAATTTTCTTCTAAAAACCTCTTTATAGAGTAGTCGTATAGGTATCTGTGTAATTTAGGGCTAATTGTTTTAATAGCTCCATCTACTTTTGACAAGAAAATTCCCCCTCTTCTATAGTCTAAATATACTCAATTCGACAAAAGAGGATTAATTTCCTGCTTTTTATAGAAAATATTTCCTTTTAATAATTAAATTTTAACAGAACATATGTTCTCAATCAAGTTATTTGAAAATTTATTCCCCCGTCCAACTAGGACGGGGCTTTTTAAATCAATAAACGTCCGATTTACGCACCCAAGACATAATGCCATCGAGTAGCAAACGATCTGATTTAACCTGTTTAACCGTATATGAGTTACCCTTAACAAAATCGGCAATCGACTCTCCAGTCGCAAAGGTGCTTGCTGATTTTTTAACCGTTACTTTTTGTCCAGGACTAAACGATTTTGATTTTTGTTTGCTGGACTTACCAGATCCACCTACATCTGATTTATATACCCACGAATAAATTTCCTTCAGCAGCACCTTATTCCCCTTTATTTGCTGTACGGTGTAGTTTTTACCCTTAATGCTAGACGGTATATTTTCACCAGTAGCATATTTTTCCGCTCCCTTGCTTAGATACACTTTGCTGCCAACTTTTATGGATGTAGTAGAGCTTTTGCTACTAGAAGAGTTCGACTTACTGCCAACATCACTCTTTTTGACCCATGAATATAACTCTTTAAGCAAAACACGATCACTTTTTACTTGTTGCACGGTATAAGTCTTACCCTTGAATTGTGATGGAATTGTCTCACCAGTAGCATAATTAGATGCTGATTTGCTTAAATAAACTTTAGCACCAACGCCGATTGTTTTAGATGGTTTGCTTGGTTTTGGCTTGCTAGGCTTAGATGGTTTATCAGCAACAGTCGTTCCATCCAAATCCTTAAATCTAACTCCATAATAACGACAAATAGCCTTAGCATGTACTCTTGCCATATCTTTTACATATTGCTTTTGTTTACTGCCGAAAATTAATTCAAAATCGTCATTCTTCCCTGGCTCATCGTTTGTCATAAAGCCGTTTTCCGTAAGGACTGCCGTCATAGCTGTTTCACGACAAATGTGTAGGTCAGTCCAATTGTTAGGTTTAGATGCATGTAACCCATTCCCGTGAACGTCATAACCTGCTTTCTTGCATTCATCCACGTATAACTCTGCCAGTTTTTTAGAGTCCTTTGCTGTATGCCAATAAAATGCACAACGACCACCGACATTTTTATTACCATTTGCATTGGCATGAATAGACCAAACTAAATCAACACCTTTTGCGTTATAGTAATTGGTACGTGTGGTTAAACCTACGTCAGGACTAAAAGGCTTTTGTTTCATGATTGTTTTAAATCCGTTGTGCTTTAATAATTTGTCTAACTCGACTCCAACTTTTGAATTAAAATCATGCTCCGCATAACCTTTACCACCAATATATACGCCCTTGTTTGGTGGAAACGTATCAGAACCGTGTCCAATGTCTATTGCTACTACTTTTGTCATTTAGCCACATCCTTTTAAGTTTTTTGCAATATAAAAAAGGCACCCATTAAATGAGTGCCTTGTCTAATCACTACGCTTCAATAACGTAGACAGCATATCCAGGAATAGTATCTCTTAATTTAGATTGAGCTTCTTCAGCTTCTTTCAAACTATTAAAAGCAGCCCCTGTAATAATACGGTAACCAGGGTTCCAATTTAAACTTTCCGGAACTTCATACAATACCCAATTAAAATTCTCTTTAATAGCTTTTTTAGCCGTCACTAAATCCTCTGCAAAATCAAATTTTCCTGTTCTTAAACGGTACTTCATCTTACCATCTCCTTGGTTATATAAGTAATTTGCTATTGCTTTTGCATGAGCTTTTGCTACTGCTTTGATCCAACTTGTTTGTTTCATTTTAGCTGCATCTTTAGCATTATCAATAAACCCGTTTTCTGTTAATACAGAAGGCATATCGGATTCTCGCAGGACATGAAAATCCGCCTTTTTTTGCCCTCTATCCCGTAATCCATTTACTTTTATAATCTCTTCGTGCAATGCGTCTTGCAATTGGCCATCTATTGAGTTGGTTGATAGGGTCTCGTGGATATAATCTTCATACCCACTAGTGCTTTCATTAAATGAATTAATGTGAATAGAAATAAAAACACTAGCCCCCCACTTGTTTGCATCTTTAACTCGATCTTCCAATGCAACTGTTTTATCTGTCGTACGAGACATCCTCACCTTCACAAAATCATAATCATTAATGAGGTAGTCTCTTACTTTTTTACCGATGGCTAAGGTCACATTCTTTTCCATCAGACCATTACCCAATGCACCTGGATCCTTACCACCATGTCCAGGGTCGATATAAACTTTTACCATATAAAAATGCCTCCTTAAAAATTTGTATATAAAAAAGACGCTCCATGAGCGCCTTAATTAACGATCTTTACCTTATTAAGCATTGTCTCTAGGTTTTTTGTAATGCCTAGCTTGCTTGCTATCACTTAATCCTTTGGTAGTAGGGTCATTTACAATACCTAAAACAACAAAAATGCCAAACACAGCATTTATAAAACGCGTTGCTTCTGCATTTATTAAGTCGGCAGCAAGGGTATAATCAAACCACCCTGACACAATCTGAACTAATAAAATAACTCCAGATACTAACGCAATCCAAAATGACTTTTTCTGTATTCTTACTTTCCAGTTAATTTTCATTTAAATTCCTCCTATAAAAATTATCTCACCTTATATAAAAGCATCAAATTGTGTTTCTTTTGTAACCCTTTAAAATTTATCAAAAAGTAATACTGCTAACGTAACCAAAGCAAAAAGCCACCCACCCCATAGGCGAATAGCTTCTGCAAATGTTTTTTTACCTTCTGTTTTGGCTTCTATGCGATCAACTTTATCCTCGACTGTTTCTATTTTTTCTCGTAGACCATTGTACTGCTTGATAATATTTCGCGTCTCACGCATTTCGTGCCGTAAGTCTTTAAAGTCACCCTGCATTGCGCTTATATGCTCAAATAATTCTTTATTGGTGTACCATTGTTCTCTATCACCCATGTTTTCCTCCCTGCATAAGACATAAAAAATAACACCTATTCAGCGTTTTGTTCCTGCAATACCTTTTCAGATACTTCTTGCCTTACAATTCCCTCAAGTGCTTCGACGCTTTCGTTCCCTGCATACTGATCGGCCGTAAGTGGGATATAACCATTTATACTAATTGTCCTTTGCTCGTCATTACCATTAAAATGCACTTGTACGCTATCCACCTGACCTTCTTTATATCGCATGTTCACGCTAGTTATTTGTATCTTCAATTTCACCAGTCTCCTTCTCTGCTTTAAGAGTTTTTATTTCCTCTTTCAATCGCTCGTTTTCCTCCATCAAAATAGCGACTTGTTTTTTACTGTTAACCAAGTCGCTTGCCCAGCCATTGCTTATATGATTAATAATTTTATTGACGTCTTGCTGCAATTAACTCACTCCTTTTAGGTTATTTATTTCTTGCATTAGTACCTCGACTTGCATTTCTAAATAATTGATTTGGTCGTTGTGCTGTTCTTTAATTGTTGACAATTCTTGTACTGATTTAACGAGCAACCCTTGTATAGAGTAACTACTTACACCTTCACCTCGTATGATTTCGGTTGGTGTTTCTCTTTCAGTGACAAAACCATATTCTTCTACGTCATTCTTAATATATTTATAAATAACAGATTGATTAAATATATCCAAAGCACTGCCTTCAAACTTTTCAATGTTTGTTTTATTTACCTCACTAGATGAGTTTATAAAATCGCCAGCTCGAATAGGTTTATAGTCAACAGTCGAAGCCGTCGAAGATACAACAGCCTCTCCACCCGAGGCGGGAACACGCAGATATACGTTACTTGATGTATTCGCTCTAATTGAGTTTACATAAAGGTCTATTGTTCTGAATGGCTGCTTAGATTCTACTTCGTTCGTGTTTACATAGCCAAGATATAGTTTATTATCTAAAGCATTTACACTCACCGAGCCATTTTCGTAGTCGTTAATGATAAATTTATCTGGATAATGACTACTATAGATCGTCTTCGCGAAAAGCCTATTTGCATATAAACTCTCGCTTGCAACAACATCCCCTAAAAACTCAGATCGCTTTACGTTAATTCGAAATCCATTCAAAGGTACTTCGTTGCCACTGAGGTTAACCTTGTAAATCTCCAGTGCATCATTAAGCGTGTTAAATTCTAAATGACCAGTCCTTTTAAAGGGTTTGCTTGTACTTTCTTGCCACATAGCTGTTTGCAACCGTAATCCAACACCACCATCCTGCTCAATGTCTGGATTATCAATTATTAGCTGTGCAGCTTCAACTTCTCCACTAAACGTTCCTGTAGCACCCTTTAATTTACCGCCAAATTCAAGATCACCACGCACTTTAAGGTCGTTGGCTGTTACAAACCCTTCTAACTCTATTCGATCTGCTTTAAACTCTATTTCGCTTTTCAAGCCGTCAATTGTTATTTCTGCCGAATTAACACGCTCTCCTAGCGCATTAACCTCTGATGATTCAGCTTTAAATTCGAGTTTGCCAGCCATTACATTGATTTGACTTTCAGCTGTCGATATACGTTGGGTAGCTTGGTTTAACTCATTTTTACTAGCTTTAAACTCTATTTGGTCAGCATTTTGCGTAATGCTAGTTTCTGCGGTGTCAACTCTGTTTTTTAATGAATTATATTCCGTTACAGAAGCCTTGGATGCTATTTCAGTTTCATTTTGCCTTATCATCGTTTCATGGCTTTGCAAATCTTTAATGATACCATCTTTATCTGTCTCGTAAGTTGTTTTAGAGACAACGTTGTTAAATTTATTGTCTAGCTCCTCTACGGTATAAACATCATCTTTGTTGGCTTTGTTTACTAACTGTCCATTAACCCATTCTGCATCCACTTTGTTAGCTATATCACCTACTAACTCCTGAACTTTTTGCTCATAGACTTCTTTTGGCACAGCAAATTTTTTAGCATTAGATTCTGCTTTATCAGCTTTATCCTTAGCGCCAGTAGTTGTTTCAATCGTACCCAAACCAACCTCTGCATCTAGTTTATCTTTAGCTTGATTGCCGGGCATGTCTTTTTGATCGATGGTTTCTTTGTCGTAGGTTCGTTCCAATAAATCAGCTTGGGATATTTTTCGTCTTATCTGGTCTTGCAAGGATTTCCAAATAGCGTGTACTTGTTCCTCTGTTAAATCTTTATAATCACCAAGAGTTACTTTCTTCCTTGCAGACTTTCGCTTAAAAGGTCTGTCCATGGTATGGATACGTGCCTCTAAATATAACGGTGGGTTAAAGGTTGTATCCTTAATCTTGATCTGATCGCCAAAATAAAATTCTTTGTTTCGTAATCCAGCCACATTCCCTAAATCAGCTATTTCAGACTCATACTCCACAACAGCTTTAACTCGCTTTTTCAGTTCGTTTTCTGTTAATGTACGCAAGCGCTCTTTCGTCATATTTTGATCAGTGGACTGTGGCTCGTAATAAGCAATTAAATGCTGTCCATTTCTACCCCAACGTTTTAAAGCATCTTTATCCTCTACTAGCACCTCTAGCCTTGTTCCATCTTCATGATCAGGACCAACACCGATTAATGCTGTTACAATATCAGCTGTATTTTCTTTGCGTGATATGTTGAGTAAATCCTTACCAAACTCTACTTCTCTACCTCTCCATACTCCCGTTGGCTTTACCATGTCTACATATCTAACAATTTCATAGTCTTCGAGTTCGATGCGAAACTGCAATTCAAGTTCAAATTCAGACGCTAGTCGTTTCAAAAATGCAAAAGGATTGGTGTAGTTTTCGATTTCCAAAGTTCTAATACCTTTGTAGATGATATTACCAGGTAGCCACCCTGTGGATGATAGCGTGTCTTCAACGTGGCTTACATTTGACTTTGCTTCTGTTTTTCCTGGACGAATCACTTTAGACTTTTTAATATCATCGAGATAGCTTGCTTTACCGTATACTTTCATTTGATTGTTTTTCATTTTATGAACTTGAAAGATAATGAATTCCCTGTACGATTCAGGCCTTTCTCCAGGAATAATAATACGGTTTCTTTCTGCAAGGTAAGGCGAAAAACGTTTGTTAGCATGAGTCATAAACTCACATTTTTCAAGGTTAGATTTAAGCGACCTGTGATGATTATCTCCCCAATAGTTACCTTTTGGTATAACGTCTAGTATCTTGGTATCTTGTCCGTTAAGTAAATGTATCAATGTCTCACCTCCTACCTAAAACGTTCCCTAAATCGTAATTTTTTAAGAAAGGCATCACTCGGGTGAAAGGCTAAGCTGTTTTTACCTGGTTGTAATTTAAAGAAGTCCCCACCAAGAGATTTTTTCAAATCCATACGGGACTCTCCGTTTATTCTATAATCACTTTCGACATGATCAAAAGTAATAATATCCCCTTTTTCAACTATATACGGCACTTCATTTTCGCTTAAATCATTCACTCTTGCTACTATTAGTCGGTTAACGTACATGCGAGTTGCACGGTACTCTTTAAACGTCGCTACGTATACCGCAGCTTGTCTAATCGGTGCTTGATACTCTCCTAAGCGATCCTCAAATGTGTCTGTCACTTCGTTATAGGTCTTACCATCCTCAGTGAGCTGATACGCTGTGGCAGTAAATAACGTACCCTCTCGCTTTAAACGTAGCCACATCTGTGTGTTATTAAAACCAACAAAATCAAATATCAACCGAGTACCACCTAAATAAAACTGCACTTTGCTGTTATATCCTGCAGCAATGGTTTTATCTACAGATCCAAAACTAGCTACAACATCGTCTTTTTCATCTAATAGATAAATTACATTTTTACCTAGTTCACCCGCAAAATTTAGTTGCGTAAGAAAAAAATCAACTTGAAAATCCTGCAGCGACTCGGAAAAAGATGTCCTTTTACTAGGACCATGCCAACCATTTGGATTACTGCCGTAATCAGATACCATCCATTGACCATTGCCGAGTGTAAAACTACCATCAACAATACCGCCAAGTGGACCTTTAAGCGCAAACCCGGCCGTTGTATTTGTCCATCCTGTAAAGTTATCCATACGATTATTTAATATAGTGGTTAATTTTTCAGCGGGCTCGTTTATATCCACATTGATTGACTTACCTATCATGTTGTATTTATCGCCGTTACTTACCAATGCAAAGGTGATAGGTTTAATTGCTTCTAACTCTATAATTGGAGATGAAGGAGCTGTGCCGTTATTTTCGATTATTCCAGCGTCTTCGGTAAACTCATAGGTTTGTTCTTCTCCGTAGCTGTAAGGGTCGAGACAGAGAAAGTTAATTGCTCCTTGTCTCAATATACCGATTCGTTCAAAGTCTTCTATTGTATTTTGTACAATCGCATAATATGTCCGACCTGGTTCATCGTCAAATTGTAAAGATGCTGGTTTATCTGTTATTAACCATTCGGCTAATTCATCCTTAATTTGCAGTGCATGTTGATCGTCTTTAGCCGTAAAAGCGATTGGTTGGATAAATGATATAGGCTCTATTTGGCTCGATTCTATATGACCCCCAGGCATTCCAGGTACAGTCAATACATTTCTTTGCACAGGAGTAAAAAGAGGTTTAGTTCTGCCTCTTGTCATATGCAACCATGGCTTTCTAACTCCGTTAAAAGTAAATGATTTTTTAGGCAAAACTATCCCTCACTTCTTTATTCATAGTTTGTATTTCTGTTACTACAGGTTCGACGCTACTTCCTAATAGTGCGCTATCCAAATACACATTATTATCCTTAGCAAGTATCTGCATTAAGATATTGTTTTGCTCTAATGTTGCATCTAATAGGTCTTTGGTGTAGTCTTTACTCTTATTGCCACCACTAGGAGCAGAAACCTCAACCGTTGTTTTGCTATCTTTAGCATTTAAAGCCAACAAAGCCATAAACTCATTGTTTCGTAGACTGCTAGGCTCAACTAGGCTTTGCCAGTCTTTAGTACCTTGCGCATATCTTGGTGCTGACTTTAATATACGTTTGGTCTCTCTTGCGGGTAATACGTGCGTACCCTTTGGTAAGTTTGGGTATAGAGTTGGTCTGTCGGCACTTAAAAACATCTTGCCATTAGGTAATCGTGCTAACTCATTACCAGCATTATTCCCTTTACCGTCACCAAGTACTGCATGTCCTCCGGGGTGTCCGCTTGGTGGTGTACCATGTGCCCAAAACTTTAGCTTTCCTAAATTCTTGCCAACAAAATTAATTACTTTGGTAACAGGGTTTTCTGCTTTTCTGTCTAAAGAAGCAATAGAGCCATTGTCATCAGCTTTTACAGGCTTTTCTATCATCTTCATTGCGCGCTTATTTAAGTCATAAATAGTATTCATGTCTGTGACGTCAACTTCTTTAGTAACATCTTTGCTTGCCTCTTTGGTGCGTCTATATTCAAGTCTGATACCTCTATCGGTTTTTTTATTGTTATTGTCGATTTTCCCGCCTTGCCTATCAATTGCTTTAGATCCTAGGTTTATTTCATCTTTAACTTGATCCCATAGACCTGCTTCTTTAAGGATTTTCTTAAGCACATCATCATTTTTGCCGATCTTTTTATCAAGCTCTGCAACTTGATTCCTTATTTCCTGCTTATTCAATCCTTGTTGCTTTCCGTTTTTTATAAGGTTTTCACGCTCTTTTAAATGTTCGTTGTTTTTGTTTTGAATCTGCTTTACAATGTTACCTTCTTCTACTTTAATTTCTGCTTTTTTAGCTAGGTTTTTTATATCCTGTTGTTCTTCCTGCGATAGCTTAGTGAGTTTAGTATCTAGCAAAGAGTTGATGTCTCGATATAATCCTAGTTCTTCAAAAATATATAACTTTGCTTCTTGCTGTTTAGTATTTGAAGCAACCAACTTGTCATAACGTTTTTGTTCTTCAATTGTGAGTTCGCCGTTTTTCTGGCGCTTCTGTTCAAGGGCGAGAATTTCTTCATTGTTTTTAACTATGGATTGATCGAGTTGCGCTAATCCTTTTTGTCCTTCGGCATTTATACCAGCTTGCTTTAGGATAATATTCTGCATCTCTTGCTTTAACGCAGCAGTCTTGGCAAGTTCTTGTTCGCTTTCTTCTATTGATTCACGTTTCTTGTTAATTTTATTTTGCAAATGGTTAACAGCTTTGGCGTGGTCTCCATTTTCGATATCCATTAATGCCGTTAATTCCTGTTGAAGCAATGTAGCTTTATCCGCTTTAATCGTCCTGTCGTTTAATAGCTTATTAATTTCTTGTTGACGAGCTTTGTTTTCTTTCATAGATAATTCAGACGCTTGATTTTTTATACTCATTTCGTCTAACAAACCATTAAGCTCTTTTTGGTAGTTGTTAATATCTTGTTGCGTATTCGCTCTTTCGGAAAGCGCAGCCGATAGCTGACCTTCTAATTCGGTTCTAGTCATTTCATATAACGATTCAACATACTTGTTTACAGCATCAGTGTTCTTCGCAAAAGCATTACCTTGTTCGCTTACTTGTGTTTTAACATCTGGTGACTGATCAATGATTTTTTCATTTGCTTTAAACAGTTTTTTAAGCTCATCTTTTGATAACCCTGACTTTTTAGCAAGATGATCATACTGCTTTTGTAACTCAGCTATCTCTCCGGGGTTACTGGATTGAGATATGCGAATATTTAAGTCGTTAAGCCTAGCGAGCTCATCATTGCTTATTTTTGCTTTATTAGACAATTTGTCAAACGTCTCTGCACTATTTTCTAAGTCAGTAGCTTGATCGCTTAATGACTTAGCTAAATCAATATTAACTTCTTTAGATTCTTTAGATTTTTCGGTTAGCTTATAAATGCCAATACCTAGCGCCGCAACACCAGCAATAGCTAGTCCAACAACGCCACCTTTACCCAAACGCGCAATAGATGCGGCTGTTCCTGTGCCTTTCGCTACGCCGATAGTTTTAGATAATCCCCCCATGCCTTGCATTAACATTCCTGTACCCACTGTTAATTTTCCAAAGATACTCAAAATAGGACCAGCAGCAGCTGATAATAAACCAAACTTCACAATATTCTCTTGAGTTTTAGGGCTTAATTCCGCAAACCAATTGGTTAAATCTTTTAATAGGTCAATAGTCGTCTCAATCGTTGGCTTTAAATTTTTGTACATCTCTATAAATAGATCCTGTAACATGGACTTTAACTCTTTAATGCTACCAGCAACATTGTCCTGCATAGTATCAGCCATTTCACTAGCAGCGCCTTCAGAACCTTCAATAGCACTTGTTAATTTTTTATAATCTCCTTCGGATGCATTAACTACTGCAAGCGCTCCTGACATAGCTTCTTTACCAAATATAGTTGCGGCTGCAGCCGCTTGTTGTTTCTTATCCAACTTACCAAGGTTTTTACGCAAGTCTTTCATTACATCATCAAATGATTTCATTTTTCCATTCGAATCCGTTAGAGAAATGTTATATTTATCCATAGCTTTTTTCATTTGCTTTGTTGGTTTAGACAAGTTAGTCATCATTGTACGCAATGCAGTACCTGATTTTTCACCCTTAATACCAGCGTTGGCCATTAGACCAATCGCTTTTGACGTATCCTCCATTGTGTAGCCCAACGCACCTGCAACGGGAGCAGCATATTGAAATGCTAACCCCAACCCTTTAACATCAGTGTTTGCTTTAGAGGATGTAGCAGCTAAAATATCAGCCATGCGAGTACTCTCTTTGGCAGACTCACCAAATGCTGTTAATCCGTCTGTCACAATATCCGACACGCTCGCTAAATCTTCACCAGACGCGGCTGCCAAGTCCATAACACCAGAAATACCATCCATCATTTCTGTGGCATCCCAACCAGCTAGTGACATGTAATAAAAAGCATCACTTGTTTCTTTAGCACTAAACACAGAGGTTTTGCCCATTTCTCGTGCTTTTGTTTCTAAGTTCTTCATTTCTTCAGCACTAGCACCAGAAACAGCTTTAACTTTAGACATACCAGCTTCAAAATCCATGCCTGTTTTTATGGCGGCTCCACCAACAATTCCAAGTGGTAAGGTTACATTTCGGTTTAATGTACTACCGATATCACTCATGCCTGATCCAAAGTTTTTTACTTTTGAACCTGTATTGTGTAATTTGTCCCCCATTTTCGTCCAATTTGAATTGGCAATGCGCTGTTCTTCTTTTAACTTGGCCAATTCATCTTTGGTACGTTCCACATAGCGTTCTAAGTTGTTTAAGGATGCAGCTTGGTTGTTGTATTCCTTCGCTGCCTTTTCTGCTTCGGTGGATCCTTCGCCGTATTCATCTACCATTTTTCGATATGACTTATACGCTTTATCAGTAACTGCTCTTTGTACTTCTAATTTTTTATTAAGTCCTTTTAATCGAGTCTCATATTTGCCAACCGATCTATCACTGCGGTCAAAAGCAGACATATTAGCTTTCATTTCGCTATTAACCGTTTTAAGTCTGGACTTTAAATCATCCAAGCCGCTATTTACTTTCATGGTTTCGAGATCAAGACCGATGGATAAGCCTTCAAGACGTTCCGTCATCATTTTACCTCCTCTCTTTGGAGATAATAAAAAGCCCTAACCGCCAAACGCGGCGATTAAGGACTTTTCTTGTTTCGGTTTATTTTTATCTTTTAATATTTTTGCGACAAAGTGGATGGGCATATCTAATATATCATTGATGTCTTTCCCTTTTTCCATCATGTCTACGATGAGTTTATCCATATATTCTGCTTGTTTGGCTAAAGAAAAGTCCTCATCGTTTAACCGTTCTTCGCCAGGTAGTTTTTTGTATCATTACTTTGTTGGCCGTGAGCCACGAATAACACTTGTTCGTATAACACGTTTTTTCCATCGGGTGCATGGAGTCGTTCGTAAATATCATCTTTAGTAAATTTCCCTGCATAAATTTCATTTGCTACAAAGTCTGCTAATTTATCAAACTTATCTGTTTCAGTCATTTCCGTATCTGTTTCCAAATCATCAAACAGTTGAATCGCATCTCTACACACCCGAAACGGAATAAAGGCAGGTGTCCAATGTTTTTCAATTTCCACCTCTCCACCTTTCATGACTTCCTCTGGGTTCTTCACTAATTCGATCAGGTTTCGTTTTAAATTAGCCATTTTATTTCCTCCTAAATATAAAAGAGCAAGGGATTTACCATGCTCTTATGATCCTGCACCTTCTAGCGCTTCAATTCTTGCTATAATGTCGTTATACTGTGCTTCAGTTCCAAAGCCATCTTTTCCTGCATTCCCTTTGTCACCTTTGTCGCCTTTAGCACCTTTCAATGAGTTTAACCACTCTTGTTCTGTTCCTTCAAAACCATTGTCTACTGCAATTTCATATGCTGACTTACCGTTTTTTCCTGGATCACCTTTTTCACCAGACCCTCCACTAGATTGTCTGACTAAATTGGCGATTTCTCCTGCTTTTACAGCATCTGTTACGTAACCAATTCCTTCCCCAGCAGATCCGACAATGACACCGCCATCTCCTGCTTCCACATATTGGCCTGCAGTTAAATCCTCCCCTGCTTCTACGTTCCATATCGGCTTATCTCTCATGGTTACGGTGACGGCTTGACTTTCTTTGAGATCGCCTGTAGACACAAAGTCTGGTGATCCTCCTGCTGCAGTAATAGATAAATGTGGGGCACCGTTACCACCTGTCATAGATAGTAAGCGATTAGCTGGTATGTCTTGGGTTACAATTGCATCAAAAGTACTCATTATCCTTCTACACCTCCGCCAGTTTCTGTTCCATTTTCACTTGGATAAGCTTGCCCAAATACTTTCATAAATAACGCATCGCGGTTTATAGTCTCGCCTTTTGCATCTCTAGCAAAAAGCACTGATTTTTCTTCAATAAACCCTTCTACTTTTCGATCCATAAATTGAGCTGTAATTTCCTCAGAACTATACTCCACGCCTTCTCCCTTTGTGTTTCCAGTTACTGATGGGCGAGTAAATATGCCTTTAGGTAATCCTACGTACTCACGAGATCCATCTTCAAAAGTTTTGGCAAAGATAACAGCAACATAAGGTGGATTATCATTGCTACCTGTAGCTGTTACTCCGTCAACAGTTTCCCAACCAAGTAAGTTCTCTTTATCTTCAATTGGTATTTTATGAAACCCTGCAGTAACGGACACATCTCCACCAGATACAGCTATTTCTGCGGTTTGGTTATCCCCGTAAGCTCTAACTGGCTCTTGTGGCATTTCTACTGTAATGGTCTGCAAAAACTTTACTCTCTCAATGTAATCAGCGATAACATTATCACCTACTGCACCGTAATAAAATTCGTCTACACCTGTAGAAGCGCGGTAATTCTTTTGTGTTTCTGGCATTAAAATCACTCCTTAAAATAAAATAGACAGCCTATAAGCTGTCGAAATCGTCTCGATATAATTTACCTCTATAACGTCTTGCATCACGAAATACTCCCTCATCATATTCTTTAGGTCCTGCTTTTTGCGCAAACCCAAATGCATCCCACATGATGTTACGTATTTTGTTGGCCACACTATCAGTTAGCTTTCTGTCATGTGACCAGACGTCAATTTGTATCAAATAATCATACTTAGTCCATTTGTTACTTCCGTAATCACTAGGGTCGGGAGAGTTAAGTGGATCGATAACAATATAAGGTTTATCAATATTACCAGTCGCTGGGTACTCATAATATTTAATCCTACCTAGTGCTTGTGTTTTGATATAATCATCAGCAATTAACGCTTCGTATACCTTATCTAAAATATCCATCACAAACCACCCTTTATTGCTTTACGCACTGCATCGCGATAGGCCTGCTCACTATTTTTCATTGCCCTTGCAACTGCGCCTTTACCTCGTGGGTTAGGATTTTTAATCGTACCCCATTCGTTTAAATGGATAATACGGTAGCGTCCTTTTGGACCAGTCCAATGTATTTTAATGGTTCTTGTGCCTTGTTCCCACAAAGGACCTGTAATAGTAATTTCGTTAATGCTTGCGCCTGTGTCTCTAAAGCTCTGAAATTCAGATTTCAGGACTCTTACAAACTCATTTGCAGCATTAATTAAAGCTTTGTCGCTTATCCGTTGCATGCCTTGTTTGCCCAACTTGGTTTCTAACTCATCTAAAAGTTTGTTTAATCCTCTGATTTTTACACTCATGTAACCAACCTACCAACAACCGTAATAAACTTTTTGTTTTGTAAATCGGGTTGTACGTGTTTAATGTTATATCGTTTATCACGGTATTCAGGCGCATCGATAGATATATAATGATCATCGCTAGGGATGTAATCTTGCAACGGATCTCTTATAGTAAGTGTCACATCTGATAAAGTACCATTAGACTTAGCAAGTTCTAAGTCCTTGAGCCAAACCTCATCTACTTTAGCCATGCAATCATACAGGACTTGCTTTTCTTGTTCTCCTGGTTCGGGTCCAGGGTTAGGTTTGTATTCATAAAAGGTTACTGGTGTGCGTAAATCACCAGCATTAACGCGTGGTGGTTTGTACTTAAAAGGTTGCATCTTCTTCACCTTCTTCTAATAAAGCAATATCAATTCCTAGTGAATTTATTTCACTAAGAAAATTATTCTCAAAGTATTCAAGCGCTTCATTATAAGCATACCTAGTACGCTCTAGCACTAGTTCCCTTGCTCTGACATCAATATCGGATTTGCCCGCGATATCAAACTCCCCACAATTTCCTTTGATTGATGAAATAGAGTAAGACAGCAACTGTTTTAAATTGCTGTCCTCTCCGCTATGCGATATATGCATTCTGTCTTTGAATTCTTTTAATAAATCATCTGTGACCAATCAGATCACCCCTCAACACCAGCTTCATAAATTTTTAAGTTGTATACTTGAGCAGCATAATTATCTTTTGGTTTACCAGTAGCGTACTGTTTAGCAATATATAACGTAGCATCTTCAAGCGCTAATGTTTGGTCAAACTTTTTGATTGGCTCTTGCCCACCTAGTGCCGCAATATATTCACCCTGCACAAAGAACACAACTTTCCCTTGCGGTACAAATACCGATTCTGTCATAGCTGGATTAAATGGCAAGTTTGTAACGTATGCACCGTTAGCGTTTTGAATAGTTGCATTGGCTTGGATGTCAAAAGTATCAAATGGATTAGTTACCATAACTACTTTTCCAGCAACCTTACGTACTTTTTTCTCTTCGTCTTTTCCTGTTGGTCTAATAGACAATTTCTTAACTACATTTTTTAGTTCGTTAATAGTAGCTCTTCCTGGTTCAAACGTAAGTGTTCCTGCAGTTTCTTTTCAACAATTGCTCCGTTTTCTTGCTTTTCATACAGCAGTCCGATTGGCATAGATTGTCCATTCCCGGCAACAAACCCTCTTTCAAGACCAACTGCCATCGCTTCTTTGATAATTGTGCGGACATAACGTTCTACCCATACAGGGCCAAGTTTTAGCATGTCATTCGCAATCGGCAAGAATGCAGTGAGTTTTAATTGAGTGATAGATTCTTTGCGGAACGTTGCGTTTAACTTCCCTTGAATCTCACCAAATAAATTACCCCAAACAGCCGCGCCTTCTGGATCACTGAAAATAAACTCTGTTACCGCACCAAGATTTTGCAAACCTAACTTTTGTAGTAAAGGATGCTCTTCTTTTAGATCCTCAAAAATACGGTCTTGAGTAGATTTTGGAAGCGTCTCTGTGTCTTTAAATCCGCCTTCTTCAATAACTGCATTAAAAAACGTCCTCTCTTCGGAAGTAAGAACGTTTTGACCTCGAGATTGCAAAATAGCATTATCCGCCATCTCTGTATTCACTTGATTCATAATGTCACTTTGAACATCTTTAGCTAAAGCTTCAAGCATGGTATTTAAAGCTTGTGATTGCTCTTGCTCCGTTCCTTCTTGCGTTGCTTTCGCAAATGCTTTTTTCTTTTCCTCGAAATTATTAAACGTAATTGGCATTTCCATTCTCCTTTGTTTTATAAATTTAAAAAGAGCTTACTCATGTTCTGCTTTGATTCAGCAGGCGTAGGCTCTTCTTTAGGTTTTTTATTTTGTTGTGGTTTTGCTTGAGCTGCATATTTTGCAACTAACTTTTCTTTAAAGTTTTCATATTCTTCATCATCTGTTTCTTCGTCTGCATCTGCTAGGTCATTTATCTCGACTTCTTCTCCTACCACATCTGCAAGACCAAATGCAACAGCTTCCTCTGCGGTTAGAAACGTTTCGTTGTCAAGCAATTGGGCGAGTTCAGATTCTTCACCGACAAAACGTTTTTTGTATGATGCTTCTAACGCCTTATCGATCTTTCTTAAATCTGCTGCAGTCTTTTCTAATAATGCCGCATTTCCCCATTCAATTGTAGAAGCTCGATGGATCATCATCATAGTGTTTTCCGGCATAATGATTTTGTCGCCAGCCATTGCTATAACAGATGCTGCGCTAGCCGCCCAGCCATCGATGTGTACAATAATTTCTGCTTTATGATTTTTAAGTAGATTGCCAATCGCCACACCGTCAAAGGCAGAACCTCCTGGGCTGTTAATATGCACATTGATTTTATCAGCATCAATGTTTTGCAATTGCTCCCGAATTCCCTCGGCGCTTCTTCGACTAAATGAAAAGCTGCTAATGGGGCCATATATAAAAAGATTGTACTCTTTATTATCTTTGCTTTTAGATTCAAAGCGAATGTCAGGTTTCTTTGCCAGCATGTTCATGATTTGCTCTTTCCATTCTTTAGACACTATTCCTCACCCCCTTTAAAAGATTCTGTAGTATCAGCATAGTTTTTCGTTATGACATATTCCTCAAGTATCGGATCATCTACAGGATCCCATCCTAATTCATCTCTTAATTCGTTTCCGTTACCCACACCTGCACCTCGAATTTTATCAACAGCGCTTGCTACATCAAATATATCTCTATACCTTGCACGTTTGATTTTTATTTGAATACCTGAAAAATACTCTTCTTTGGTAAAAAGCTGAGCATTTAATTCATCTTTTACTTTCTTCAAAATAGGATCAACGCAAAAAAGCATAAAGTTACGAGTGAGATTTTCTACATCTGCCATCTCTCCTTTAACCAAGGAAGGCGGTATACCTAACGATCTTGCTACTTGGACAAGAAAGCCATCTGATACTTTATCCACTTCATCAACAGCTTGCCCTTTGGTATCTTTTGAATGTTCGCTATACGTATACCCGTTTTGCTGCGGAACTATGGCTATATCCTTGTCAGCAAAGGCTCGATACAGCTTATTCACAAAGCTCTGTAACTTCGACCTTCCTTCTTCACCTTTTGCTTTTGTGGTATCAATGTCTACCGTGCTACGAATTTGACTTTTTCGTTTTTGGGCATTTATTATCCGAGTGAATAACTCTCCATAATCTGCATATAATCCATCAATTATAGGTGCAAGTTTCTCATTTTTATATTCTAGGTAAATAACTTCATCTCTCCGAAACGACCGTTTGAACTCGTGATTTTTTACTACTACATCTTTAAAAATATCACTGTACACAGCGTACTCCATCTTGGTAAATGAATCTGCGACTAGCAAATCATCTGTTTTCGATTGAATGATTAAACATTCGTTATCGTAAATAAGTTTGTAAATAACTTTTTGCCAGAATGTCGCAGCAATCTGATTCCTGTTCGGTTTAACGTTAAGTCGATAATAGATTTCGTTTTTTATAAACTGACTTCCGTCTCTAACACGAAACTCAGACATACTAATGGTTCTAGCAATTAAATCAATGCAGGTTTGTATCGCCATTTTTTTCATTTGTACTTTTTGCGATGTGTTTTCCAAGAGATCTAAATCAAAAACATATTCTAGCTCACTGTTTTTTTTAAATACATCTAATAATCCTATTTCACTCACCTCCTTAAAAATCTATTTCATCCAAGAAAAACTCTTCTTCGTCTATCAATATCTCATCAGCTTTGAATAAAGCATGGATAAACGCCTGGAAACCATCTGTTTTCCTTCTCAATTCATCCTTTTTTAAGTATTCTTTATTGCCATCTGGCTTCGTTTTAACAAGTACGTTATTTGTAAACCAACGCATTAAAGGATTGTCTCCATAAATAATATTCCGTTTTGCAAATGCTGTCTCTACCTTTGGAGCAAGCAAAGAATGTATTGCTCTTGGATTACGGATAAACTCTAATTCAAACCCTTCCGCCTCCAATGCTGGTTTTACTAAATCAAGTCGGAAGGTATCTCCGACTATTGTGTTTAACCCGTACTTTTCGCGCATAGCAACAAACCAATCTACAATATGTTGAATATCTATAACAGGACCATCTACTACGGTTAATAGCCCTTGTTCTTCCCATTCATAAATCGGTACATTTAGCTTTACCTTTTTTATAAATTCTCGACGAACAAAAGAATGTGTTTTCCAAACATAGTCATCATTAACCTTGAACAATAATCCTACAGATGCAAAGTCTTTAATCCGGGCATAGTCTAAACCTCCAACACAAGTGCGGTGCAGCGTATCAGGAACTTTTCGCAGTATTTGTTCTTGTGCGTTAGGAGCCGTTGTATAACCTGTAGACCAAATCTCTTCCCATGGTGCCACGGATTTTTCCAGGTCAACTTCTGGCCAATTCATACGCTTTGTCATAAATTCTTCTCGATTAGAAGGATCGTCGGCCATGTCCAAGTATTCTTCATTGACTGTATAGAAAAGCTCTTCAGCATATTCGCTTCTTGGTTCACAAAACATTGGCTGTGCCTTTTCCCACATAGTAGGATCGTCAACCTCATCCGCGCTATCCAATTTACAGATAAAAGGAAATAAAGCATTAGCACGAGTTTCCCCGCGTAAAACCTTCAATGCTTTTTCCTTCATCTTATCCAGAAAGCCTTCTCTCACATATCCATCTGTACCAAAATAAAATTCGCGTGGGTTTTTCTTTTTTCCTAAACCGCTAATATGCACGCGGACATCTTTATTACTCTCGTACTGATGACACTCATCAAAGCCAACTGCGCCATCCCTTAAACCGTCTTTCGTTTCCCCATTGGAAGTCCGATAACGTATTTCGCTTTGAGTACGAATGCAAGTTGTTTTTGACTCCCAAGCTTTAAATGCTTTTTGTAGCACACTATGACGACGAACAGTTTTCTTTATTTCGTCCGGAGAAGTTTTTGCCTGATCCTCACTATTGGCCACCACGGAAATGTTATACTCCGGTATGCCGTGCAGTTCACTTATTAAAAAATGCGCAACGACTGAAAACAATCCGTTTTTTCCGCCACCACGTCCCAGCATCCACAAAAATTTCCGATAGAACACTCTGTCTGTCTTCTTGAAAAACAAAAAGATGAATGCAATCAAAAACTTTTGAAAGTCTTGCAACGGGAAATACCATTTCTCTCCAAAGTTGATGCAATCATCTATCATTTTGTTATCAAAATATATGTCAGTACGTGAAAGAACATCCCTTTCCAGGTATTCAATCAACATGACTCTTTCTTTATTGAGTTTTATCTTGCCGTTTCTATATAAATTTATATAATGTTCAACATGCTTATTATTAATCATACTAAGTCACTGGCGCTGTAATTATCTTGCTTATTATCCAATGGAATTAAGGATCGTTCTATACTCAATAAAGATGCGTTTATTTTATTTCTTTCACTGATTAGAGGGTGGGCCTTGGTAAAACGTTGAGATCCGTTTTCTGTAACTACTGACTCTCCCTCTTTAGTAATAATACTATTTACTCGACGGAAAGATTTCACTAAATCTATATAGCGCTCTACCTTTTCTACTTGTACTAAATCCTCCGTATCAATTTTGTTCATGAGTTGTTTTTTTAATTTTGTAATTGCTACAGCCATCTACCCACCCCCCTAACGGAAATTTAACTCACATTTTTTCAGAGTAGACCCCTCGCCCCGGTCTCCCAACGAATGAAAATCACTGAAACTTTTAGGCGGGGGGTATCTGTTATAAATAATCATAGGGAAACTTATAGTTATCAATTTGATCCCAATAACATTTCTCACAAATAAGAGAACCATCGGAATACTCCTCTACTCGAACCCGACCGCAGTTATTACATTCTTTGCTGACATACCCTAATAGTTTTGGTTCATCCATCCAATCACCACCATTCATCATTCCAACGTTTCTTCTTTGAATTATTACGACTGATCTTATCAATCGTTCTACCTTCCTTAACGTTATGGTGATAGACACATAATGTTTCTAAGTTATCCAACGTCAATGCAAGCTTAGGATAATGTTCAATCGGATACTTGTGGTCAACATTTAGTACAATCTCTTTGCGTTTACCTTCTTCCTTGATAGAGTCGACAGTAACCTTACCTTCTCGCTTACACCATTGACATTCGTAGTTATCACGTTCTAATGCCTGTTGTCTTAACTTACGCCAAGCGCTAGAGTTGTAAAAGGATTTCTTCTGTTTGTCTGTTTTGTATTCAATCGTAGGCATGACCTTTCACCTTTACAGTAAATACTTTAACAACGCTTCTGAAACTAACTCTTTTAAATGATGGGTCATAACAAAGATAGTCGTACATCCGTTCAATGGCCTTACTCTTAGTTGTATTACGGCAATTTATAACTTCAACATGATGACGAAAAAATGAATCTCTCCAAACTCCGTACACATAATAATTTGATTTAAACATAGATCAATCTCCTTTTCTGCGTAATAAAAAGACACCTCAATGAGATGTCTTTGAATGGTTGTGTTATTTATTCTCCTACAGGATATAGTAGCAAAGGAACACTAGCTTCTATCTCGTCGCCTGAAGATGCATGAAAAGTGTAGCTATCTACGCTGTATTGACTATTTCCACCAATATTTTTAGATACAATCAAATCTCCATCTTCGCTTTTAACATGAACATTACCATTAGTTCCTTTAGGTACTTCAATTTTATATCTTCCAGGATCAATATCCTCGCCAAAATAGAAATAACCTGCTTCCAACTTAATTGGTTTATCTACCGTTTTAACTATTTTGCCTTCAATCTTATTTAACTTATTTTCTTTATCTTCTATTTCATTTTCAAGTGAGGTTATTTCTACTTTGTAATCAACAACGGTTTGCATCAATTCTTCTCTTTCTTCCTCAATCTGTTGCAATTCATTATAATAATCTTCATTTTCCTTTAATTCTGTTGAGATACTTTCAAGTTCCCTTTCCTTATCCTCTATTTTTTTTTGAAGTTCATCATAAGTGACTTTATCCTCGCCAAGTACTACACCTTTTCCAACACCATATAGTATTGAAATTATTAGCGCAACAACCAATACAGCAAACGCCGCAATTATTAATACCTTCCTCATTCCATTACCCCTCCATGCATTATGTATACACTTATTATGCTGGAGTTGGAAATGTTATGCAATATAAAAAGAGGACATATGCTCACATAGTGAACATAATATCCTCTCTGTTTATTCAAGCTATTTATCATATTTTATTGTGCCATCACCTAACAAATGATACGTTACTGATTCCCCATTTTCTAAATAAGAGTTAGCTACATGTATAATCTTTCCATCTTCCCAATTTATAAACAATTGCATCTTAACAGTACCGTTCTGTATTGCTTCGATGTCAATGGCATCAACAATTCCTTCTCCTAATTGTTTATCAATTTCATTCTCATAATCGCCTGGTGCTCCTATATCGTATCTCCAGCTAGGTAAAGCATCCTTAGCGTCCACACCAATTGCATCTGCTTCTCCAAGTAGATCTATTACTTGGGATTCTGTCATTCCAATGTCTAAGTTTTTCTCAATGAATTCTTTGGTTATTTCATCAGATTCAAAGCTTGTAGCACTTTCTTGTTTATCCCAACCAACTAAAAAACCAAATGCAGCGATTAATAAAACTAACGTCCACTTTTTCATTTCTTTACCTCCTATAAATGTTTTACTGCCTTATTATATTAATTAAACAAGGAAGTAAGTTCTCCTGCAAAAAATAGTAATAATTTACAATTAATTCAATTTCAAATATTATTTTACTTTATTTAGCAAAAAGGTAAATATAATGCATAAAATCACCTAAAACATTATTTTCAATCCCACTACAAACGATAAAAGAAAGATTAATGGTGCAATAAACCTTATTAAACCTTTCGGAGCTTTTAGAATCTCCAGCATCAAACCTGCTGCTAATGATATTATAAGCGGGATCCCTAACAATTTTGCTAGATTAAAAGCTATATCATTCATTGTTAATTCCAGCGGACTAAAATCTATATTCATCCTTATCAACCTCCCGATTATGTATATCGGTTGGTTGTACATTATTTAAAAGTATCCTAACGGGTGCTTTTTAATTTAGCTTCTTTTAATTTTTCTACTAACTCACTTTTATAGTCCTCTAGCCTTTCTTTATATCTATAATAATCAGCTACAATTTCTTTATATCTTACAAAAGTAGTTCTAAACTCATAGATATAATAAAAAAGAGATGCAATTACAATCATGACGGTAATTTGCTCAATCGTTAAATTACTTAAACTTATTGAATTAGAAAAAGTCAAATTTAATATTTTAAATAGCTTATCTTCAATTATTAAACCTAATATGAAAACCAAGACTGGTAAAGGAGCTAAAGATTTTAATATATCAATTTTCATTTTTATGACTTCTTTAAAATGGTTGCAATTCATTATAGCGCTATTTAATAATTTTATATATTCTCTGGAATCACATTCCCTCTTCTTTTTTCGCAAGTAACTACTGTCATCAAGAAATTTTACAATTTTTTTATAGTAAACAAAATTTTTATATACTATAAATACAAAAAGAAAACTCAAGAAATATTGAAAAATTTTATTTCTGAAAGATAGAAAGTCAGGGAAAAAATTCTTAAATATAATAATTAAGATTGCGACTAAACAAACACCCCCAATTATATTAATACCTGCTTTTTTTAATGCAGTAATTCTATTAGTACGTTTTTCATCTTCATACATATCACTTTTTCCTCCTTCTCCTTAATCATTCGACAAATAATTATATTTCCCTGCATAAGTGGAAGGATTTTACAAAATAAATGTCGAATGGACTAGAAAAGGAGGTGGATTGTTTGAAAAAAACATATAATTAATCATGGTTCTAATAAAGGAATACATTAACTCTATATTTGATAGAGGGTTGTAATACTTTCAATCCTCTTACTTTTTGTCAATTTTCTATAGTACTACTATAAAACAGATTTACAATGCTTTCGATTCACTCTAGGAGTGAACTTAAATGATACCTTGTTCATCTATAAATTTTATTAGCCTTATTAACTCAGCATGTTTCTTTTTTACGTGACTATAACTATAATTCAATTCATCTGCTATTTTCTCTAAAGTCATCCCGTCTATATATTTCATTTTTAATATTCTATTATCAAGGCCTTTAAATGTATTTACTAAATCTATTAATTTATTTAGCTGGTTCTTCTTGAAATTAATTTCCTTTCTCAACTTCTGAACGCGTTCCTCTAGATTAGCTCCAATAGATTCACGTTGTAATTTTACATCAGCAAGATCACCTTCTACCCATCTTTTGAGTTCCGTTTCTTCTCGATCTAATCTATATTCCAGATAATCAATATCCTGTGTTAATTGTTGATAGTCTTTCAGCCATTCGTACAATATGCCCACCTGCCTTAAAGTGAATCATCTTCATTCAAATCGTCATCAAAAGCTTCTTCGAATGACTTTTTCATAATTTCCGTCCTACGTCTGATTTGTTCATTTGTCATCTTTGAATAATCTGGTGGAGGAAAAGAGACAAACTCTTGAGCTTGTTCAATTAACCTTTTACGTTCTTCTTCATATGTCATTTCATCAGTCCTTTATTATGGGTGTCCACAGATATTGTCCATAGATTAAAAACACGATTAGTACTACAACTCCAAGGAATTGAACCATCTGTCCCAAATCCACTTGTTATTCTTTTCTACTTTTTAACTCCTCTTTAAGTACTTAATCTTTATATTTATTATTAATTATTATTGTTTTATCTATGGACAAAAGAAAAAAATATATCTATAAATGTATATATAATAAGGGTTCGAGGGTGTCCATAGATGTATTTATGATCTATGGACAGATATTTATAAAAAATATTGCAAACCCTTGATTTAATGGTATTTATAGCCGTCCATAGATTAAAATGCTATTTTTGGGACACATCTAGGGACAGATCAGATTTTCTATAATAAATATGAACTCTTTTCTCTCCCTTTCGAATCCTCTTCTTGTCATACCCCTCTTTTTTCAACCTTCTACCAAACTCTGTAGAGCCAACAGCTTTTAACCCTGACTCATCACAATACAATGTATATTGCATGTAAGCATTCTTCGTATCTTTCCCATCAACACTGTAATTCTCGAGAAATCCAAGCACACTATCCGACTGAACAAAATACTCTTTCGTAATATCAGTGATAGCTTTACAATCAGATAGATCTCCTTGTTTTATGATGCGTTGCATCCCTTCAATTGCTAACCGTAAAATATAAGATTTTGCATTATCCGTTGATAGCTTATTATCAATCTCCATATCTCTTTCCTCAACCACCGCATCACATGGTATAACACGCATACGCTTTTTGATCCCGCCACTTTTATCTTTAAAGACAGGTATCTCATTACAAGTAAATATGAGCGTACCTTTATTATTTAACGTTGTGGCAGGTGAATAAATTGGACGTATCATAACCGGATCTCCAGATACGATTGTTTTAAAATTACTAGACTTATCCAAGTAACTAGCATTGATGTCATCTGCCACATTGAGTAACTTACCAATGAGACTAAAAACTGTCGTATCATCATCAAATTTATCTAATGGTACGTTCGTGTGTAATCCTTCTGCGAACGACTGTATCATCTTAATTAACGTGCTTTTTCCGTTATCACCGCTCTCGCCCCAAAAGAAGAAAGCGCGATGCGGAAAACCTTTTGTCATGATAATATGGCCGAACACTTCTTCAATAAATTGACGTAAGTCCTTTCTGTTACATGTAAACCAGTCCAGAAACTTATCAACATGTTCGTCATAGGCATTTTCCTTATAAGATACGTCTAAAAAGAAGGGAGTGAAGCCAGGATCTACTTCCACAATCTCGTTATCGTACAGACAATAACCGTTATTAAACTGTACTGGTAGATCGTCATCATCTTGTAATGTTGCTTTTATTTTAAACAGCTCCTTTAATTCTTTATGCTGTGAAGGTTTTAACTTAATCAATCGGTCGATAGCACGTAAGAGCAAATTCTCATCAGATATATAATGACCATCTTGTCGAAAGAATATTTTACTTCTGAAATAATGTATATCTAACTTTTCAACCAACACCTCGCTGGTCATAATCATATCTTTCTTGTTTAAAAACTGATTACTATTTTCATCAATCTTTTTCGAATTAACACTACCTAAAATGTTTTCTAATTCCCGTTCTTTTAATGCATCTGCAAAGACATGCTTGTTAATAAATGTAGCTATTTCTTTTACATCGCGCTTATACATTTCTTTTGCAGTTAATAAATGACTATACAAATTACTGTTTCGACCTTGACCGTCTGTTAAACCATATAACACTTCTGTAAGTTTATTTGGCCACAAAAGAAACGGAAGCTCGGGCAAGCTTGACCACTCACCCAAGAGATTACCGTTATCCATTGTTCTTAGTTTATTATTTTGTTTAATAATTATTGGCTGCTTACTAGTATGCTTATAATCTACTAAGATACCAGCATTGGTAAGCTTACCTACCCAATTCTTGATATACACACCTTTTGGTTTGCGATAGTATAGATGGAAGCCTCTCCTGGTGTGTACCTTCAATGTTGGATTTTGGTTGTATATGAGGTTGCCAATTTCAACCGAACTTGGTTCGTCAAAGTCTACCACAACTGTTTTATTATCCAGTAGAACAGCAGCGTTCTTATAATTTTTATGATCCGTACTAAACGTGGATAATTTATGCACTGGCTCCCTGTTGTCGTTTAACTCAATGTATTTAAGCAAAGATGGAGACCTCCCTTCTCTGATGATAGCTGTTAGTGATTAGTAAGCTTTATTACCGTGCTTGTAACTTCTTCCTTTATTCCGTTCCATTTTTGTGTGAATGACATCCTCTAAATCAATGTCTCTGAAACCGCACAAATCAAAAATACGAATGCAAACATCTGCCAATTCTTCTTCAAAATTCTCTTGGTTACCTTTTCGATCAGCTTCAAGTGCTTCCGACACTTCACTGTGGATAAGAGCAAGCAACGTACCTGTTTCCCTTGGCTCGTCATGCCATCCTTTTGATTTAGCTATTTTAAATGCTTCTTCGCATAATTGGTTAATTGATTTGTTAATCATTTTTGTTCTCCTTCCAATGCTTCTTGCAATATATAAGCCACTTCTGGGTTAGTATATCTACAAGCGTTTATGGCGTTTTGCATGGCTTGTTTATAGCGTTTGGTTTTGCTTTTCAAACTCCACACCCTGTTTGCCTCTACATGATTACATTGTGGACAGTAATCTAATCCATTGAATCCTTTCCCGTTACAGTGAATACAATACCTCCCCTGCAATCGCTCAGCTTGTTGCATGAGAAACTCGTAATCTCCTAAAATCATACTTATCCCTGCATATTCTGCGGTCTCTTTCTGATGTTCGTATCTATTTTCTATTTCATTTAACCGTTCTTTATCAGTCATATCCAAAAAACCTCCTTAACTGGTATCAAAACAACCACCCTTCAACCTGTTTAATGTACCAGTTTAAATTAATCTTTCTTTTATCTAACCTTTTCAGTTCATCATTCCATACAAAACAATTCTCGCTCGTATAAGGAACTTTGTTATATTTGGTTTCCTTATCCTTTTTCGTTTTATAAACAGATCCTAAGTACCTGTCCTTTGTGGCAAAAATCCGATTTACTTGCTGCAAGTTATTAAAGTAACTGCTATAAGTACCTTCAAGCAATGTGTCCTCTTTGATCTCCTGAGCCATGCCATCAAACTTTCCTGCTTTGGCCACCAACTGAAAGTAATTAAATTGACGCTTTTTCCAAAGATTTATGACTGTCTCATTGATTCGTTTTCCATGTATATAATAATCCACTAGTGCTTTATCAATAACTGCATAGCTGTTTCTTGCAAAATTACCACCTTCGTAATTTGCGAATCGCCCTTTTGCTTTAATGGATCCATCCCTGTATTGGATTACGTAATTATTTACATCACGTTGAGCTATTTTTGTTATCAAATCTATTTCAAACTTAAGATCATAATGTTTCTCAAATAGTTCTAACAGCTTGATAATATTCTTTTCAAAACCCTTTTCATATCTAACAATAATCCCATCTGTATTGGTCTGTATAAGCTCCGCAAATCTCTCCAATAAACAAATGAGGTGCGTCATGATCAATTGGCCATTAACTACTATATTGTTTGCTTGCCTTGGATTATATAGTTTGTTGTACTTACTTTTCATAGAGCCGTACACACTTGTGAGTATTCGTTTATAGACTTCTTCTTTCGAGTCCTTGGACAGCTTTAATTGCTGTCTTTGATGATAGATTTGCTTGTACGTATCCATGTTAATATTATCAGCAAATCCGTTATTAAGAATTAAAGAAGGGTAATAACTTGCAATGTCAATTTGCATGTAATTCCCTTCTCCTTGATATTGCTCCTTTGCCGCATGCAAACCTCCGAACCCATAAATATGATCAATGCCAGCTAATTGATAAGTGAGCTTTTCTCGTTCTAATAACTCGTGATTTTCGCCTTTTTTAAATCGCTTTTCAATCTCGTTGTAAAAATCTACCACAGCTGTAGGTAATTCGTGTTTTGGCAACCGATAATCATACGTAATATGTAATCGGTCACTATCGTGTGACGGCTTTGCTTTTAAAACTTCTGCTGCAAGGTTAGCTATTGTTTTTTTTACACTTGTAGCTGATAGCTTAAATTCCCTTATCATTTCTAATTTGGATGCAAAATAAGATTCTCGTTCTTCAAATACTTCTTTCGTGGTCAATACATCGTTTGTGCAATATTTAAAAGTATCTTCGATTTCTTGTTTGCCCAATGGGCGATTAATATGAAAATCTACTGGCGTTTCTATAATAGATTTACTCAAATTAGCTTGTACTTCTTTAAGACTCAATCCTTTTAACTCTTGCATAACATCTAAAGACAGTGGCTTTTGCAACTTTAAATTAAATCGTTTACCACTAATAATCTTTTTCGATGTTTCGTATGGATCCACACCTTTTAAAATGCTAGCAATAATTTTGTCATCATAGTTGTAATTGTTATAGCCGACTAGATAATTCACACTAGATAGAAAGCGCTCAAGAGCGCTCCTATCATTGTGCATTTTGGTTATCGTGCCTTCATCATCAATGAATACAGCTAGCCAATCATGTTTAAATACTTCCAAGTCGTAGTAGGTAAACAAACTATTCACCCCATTTATTAAAACGGTACATCTTCAAGAGCTTCCCAATTCTGGAATGTTCCTTTTTTATTTGTTTTTAATTCGATCATACATTGCGACCCTAATCCTGCTTTTAATGCTTCAACCAATACTTGTTCATCCTCAAAGTCTTCAATGGTTACATCAACATCTAAAACAGCTGCTGTTTTCATTGCTCGTTTCAAGTTAAGCTGTAACATTTTTTCATTACTGAAAAAGATATTGCCAAAGTATTTGCGATTCTCATATCCCTCGTTTTGGATCTCAAATTCAAAACTCAGCCATTCGGTTCCTTTTTCGTTCGTTCTCCAGCTAACATTTGTGAAAATAGCATCATACAAACCATCTGGTAAGTTTTCAAAATCATCCCCTACAGAATCAGTGCGTGGGTCAAACCCATCATTTAAAATCTCTGCTGCCACTTCTTTTAAGTTAAATCCCATTATTTATCATCCTTTTCTTTAAGAGTTTGTTTTACAATTTCTTTGATATTACGCTTTGCAGAATACTCGCCGAATGAGTACCCTACATAAGCGCTTATGATGCAACTAACTGCCAATACGATTTCAAATGTGGTTGCCATACTTTACACCTTCGGACTAATTCTTGGTGGTCTTCTCGTTGGAGCAGCCTTTTTGTTTTCGGCATCCGTTTTTTCAGGCTCTTGTTTTGGTTCCTGTGCTTTATTTTCTTCGGTTTGTTTCTCAGCTTGCTCACGCTCTTTTTGTTTCATTTTTTGTTGTGCAGCTTGCTGTTTTTCTTGTTCAGCAACAATCTTTTTAGCTTCATCCGTGCTTGTTTTCTTTGATTTATCAAAAGCACCAATGACAGTACTCAATAAATCTTTTATACGCTCATCATCCACTTTATCTTGTGTGTAATTCTTCCGTTTGCTTTCCACTTGCCGAATATAGTTTTTGCCCATTTTACGGCAAAGGATTGTATAATCCGAATTACCATTGACAATGTTTAACCACTTCAGCTTTAAGGACGGCACATGTTTTTCTACATCGTTTTCCTCGATAATGTTCAAGCGAGAAAGATAGAGTATATTAATCTGTTTCTTCATGGATAATTCTTTTAATCTCATTACCAGCACTCTTACCATCATTTCAAGCATTTGATGGCCTTTGCCCCAAGCGATATCTCCAACAGATTTAACGTTGTGTTCTTCCGTGATTTCTTGCTCGAACATGGTGATAATGTCATCAATCACATCAATAACCACTGTTTCATACGTATGTTTTGTTGTTTCAAGCTCCAGGATAATATCAGACAGCAGATCACTAGCTGACCTAGTAATATCTCCTTTGGCATTACGTTGATTATTAATGTTAAGCGATGGCGTCTCTATCATTTCTGCGTTACCATCTGTATTTAAATTAAGAGGATTGGGAAACTCGTCAGCAAAGTACGTCTTCCCGTGCATCGTACCTCCATAGATCACAAAATTACGTGGGGTTTCTTTAGCTGCTTTTCTTTCGTTTTTTGGTAATAATGACATTGATTATTCCTCCAGTTTTTATTTGAATTTAGAGATTTACAACGAGTAAAGGCTCAGGGTAAACAATTCCGTTTTTATAAGGATATTTTTCATGTAATGTTCTAAAGCAATATGCCTGATCACCTTTGACGTAAACCTTTTTAGTTTCTTTACCGATTATTGCGATCATGCTTGTTGTCCAACCTTGAATTCTTTTAAAAGCTTTAAGGCTTGATCTGTTAGTTTGTAATATCCAATGTAAACAAATCCGGTACGTTCCATAAGCAACAATTCATCTTCTATTACATGCGCTTGAATCAATGCGTCCACCATTCCTTCATTCTCTGACCAATCCTTTATCCCAACGATGTCATTTGGACATTTGTGTAGTCCGTTAACTGTCGCAACAGCAACTGGATAGCCATCTTTCTCGTCAATCAGTTGAATAGCTGTATTTCCATTACCATATTGACCAAACATAATGTTGCAGTTATAATTTTTAAATTTAACGTTCATCTACACTTCCTCCTTCACATTTATCCGTATCGATCCTTTTGTCTTACTAACTTTCTGATACTCTGCAGCCAATTCTGGATAGTCTTTTTTAAATCTGCTACTATCAAACGACTTGCGCTCTCCTGGTAGAATACGTGTAATTGCTACATAATCTGTTTCGTACTTTTTGATGTCATAAGCTTCCATGGCATCATGTAATTTTTGTTTGGCATCTTTATATTGCTTTTCAAGTTCTTTAAACTCAGCCAATTGCATTTCCAATTTAGAGACTTCGCGAGCAAAGATCATCACTTCATTTTGGCCAAAGTTGATAAAATCTTCTTCTGTGGCTTTTGGATTCTCTTTTAAAAACTCGCAACGAATCCAGAAGGTTTCTATGGCATCTAGTATCTTTTCGATATAAGCATCATCACGTCCAATTTCTTGAACTTGTAATCGATTTGCATCAAATTCCGTGTCAAAATCTGACGGACGTTCGTACAATGCCAGCCAACCATAATCACAATCAAACTGATACATATACAATTGCATTTGAGCAATGTAAGGCTTTGTGTTGAGATTTTTACCGTGCGTTTTAATCTCTAGTATCAATTGATGCTCCGCCTCATAACCATCCGTATTGGAGCGTATTCCATCACCAATGCGCGTATCTGGTACAAACATCACTTGATTTAATGCATTGATGTAATCCCTTATCATCGGCTCCATGATGTTCCCATACTGTGTATACTCATTTCCTTTAAATTCATTTTTCTTGATACCGACTTTTTCTTGAGCAAGTTCATACTGACTTTTATATTTGTTCAGTCCAATGATTGTTGGTATATCAGATCCTCCAACATAGAGGTTTCTTTTATTGGTTACGTTCGGTTCATCTTTTGCAGGTAATAGATTGGTCATATCCCCATCTCCTTCTTAAATAAATCTTCCGTAAAATCTTTTTTATCGTTTAATGCCTTGTAAATGCCGACTTCAACCGTGCCTTTAGTAATGTATCTGTAGACAGTTACTTTTTTCTTTTGGCCATTCCGATATGCTCGTCCTAAAGCTTGTTCATAGTCTTGAAAGCTATAGGTTGGTGTATAAAAGATAACCACGTTGGCATATTGGAGCTCAATGCCAGCTGATCCAGCCATATACTGCACAAGCGTTACGCTATTAGATAATCCGTTCCAATCATCTTTCTTCGGTAGAGCTGTCTTTTGCCCACTCACTTCAAAAATGGTTTTTTTAAGCTTCTTCATGATCTTTTGTAGCTGCTCTTTTTCCTCCTGGTAGTAGTAGAAAATAATGATATTTTCACTTGTACCTTCTGCAAGCATTTCCGAGTATTTCAATTTGTCTACTTGGTTTGCATGATAACGAAGTCCATGCTGCAACTTCGGCACGCTGTCATATAATTCATCATCTAAGACACGATCTTTACTGATGATGTTGTATTCTTTTGTAGCTTTAAATTTAATATCATGAAACACAATTCCTGGTAGATCAAGGCAATCTTCTTTGGCCAACTTTATGCTAAAAGATTGATAGATTTCTTTTAACTTCTCCTGGTCTTTCCAGTCAGATACAACTTTTACTGGTTTAGGCCTACCGACATACATATCATCGTAGATAGCATGCTCCTTCAAAAATTGAGTCTTATTTTTGTAATAGCCGAACATTATCATATAAGCGATCGTATCTCCCCAGCCGTTACTACTTGGCGTTGCGCTTAATAGTAGATAATGTGTTGCGATCTTGGTCAGATTGATACCAGCTTTTCCTCTTTGGCTAGTTGGATTCTTGATGTAATGGCATTCGTCATACACTACAAAATAGCCATTATAATCCTTCCAACGTTTTGCTAACACTCCATAGCTAAGTGTTTCGTACTCTATAGCGATATTGTGTTGCTTAGAAACAAAACTAATATCTCTATCCCAACCGCCTTCTTTAATCTTTTGTGGTGGAGCCACAATCAATAATGGCTCCCCTTTGGTATGTCGCAAATAATGATAGATGGCCATAATCGTTTTACCTGTTCCTGTATCAGCTGCAACGATGTAATTTTTATCAATACTGTTTAATAATTTTTTTTGAAAATCATACAAGATTGAATTTTTTAAGATACTGCTTCGTTTGTTCAAGAGAGCTTGTGACAAATGCAATTCCACCTGCCTTTTGTATCATTTGGATATTAGCTTCCTGGAGTGGTGACACCTTTCCGCCCTCTTCACGTTTTACTTCAATGGCCACGAACCTGCCTTTCACGCAAGCCAATATATCTGGCGTTCCTGCTTTACTAAAAAGACTACCGTGTGTTTTGCGATGATAAGCACCCAACTTATCCAGGTATCCTTTGATTTGATTTTCTACACGTTTTTCAGGGCCTTGACTCATACCCGACCACCTAGAATCAAGTCCATATCTGCCTTTTTAGCCTTACGTGCGTTTAACTTTTGTGTTGGTTCTTGATAGTAATACTCGTTCAACTTTTGTGACGTAATTTGTTTACTCTCTACAAACTCCGCAACCCCCACATAATCTAGTTCTTTTTGACTCACACCAAGATCGTTAGCAAGAGCAGACTTATCGAACTTGGTGCTATGACCGTTCTTTACGGTTAAGACATGAGGGTCATCATTCTTATAGGCAATCACATTGCCATGTTTCAAAATATGACTAATGATTTTTTCTTCTTTATCATCAATGCTTTCTTTTAATTGTTTTCGCTTCTTTTTCAATTCTTCCATTTCGTTATACAAGCCGTTAATTTCCGACTGTTGGATTTGCGTTCGCACATCAAAATCCACGTTCTATTCCTCCCTGTTGCTTCATTGCACGTTGTTACGATATAATGAAGCTAATTAGTGTAATTTTTATTAGTCTGATGCGCCAACATCAGGCTTTTTTCTTTTGAAACACTTTATATTTAGTTCTTAATTCATTCCAAGACTTTATAACCTCCGGCGGCTGACCAGGCGTTTGAATAAGATATTCACCCTTTCTAGCGTTGTATTCGGTCATACTATCCTCTTTCCAGCCCACATAATAAGTCACATCTTGATCTAGCTTAATGACTGAGTAACCAAATAGTGATCGATTATGTGGAGTTTTATGTTGAGCTACGTAACTATTGGTGTGTTTTAGTTTTAATATGTCACTGACGTTAGTCGTATAAAGTAATCCTGTTAATAACGGCAACTATTTTCACCTCCCGCTCATTAAATCTTCAATAGCTTCTAATCTTCCGCAATCACTGCAAATATAAGTTTCGTTGTCTCTTCTAGATAATGCGTTGTGTTCTAAGATCGGATTCAATTTATTTTCTTTACACTTCGGACACCTATCCAAACTATTCACCTCCTTCAAATGATCATTAGCACAATAACAATACCTATTACTAAAGCACCTATTAGGCTACCTCTAGCCAATTAAACTCACCTACCTTTTTAGTGGTATAACTTGCTTTCTATAGTTTTGAAAAACTTTTGCTAAATCTGAGTTCAAAGGTGACCCAATTTTGATGTAACAGTCCGTACAGCAAAACAAGTCTGTTTCAGCATGGTAAGTTCCTTCATCCATTCTCACGTAATCGTTTGGACTCATTTCATTGACGTTTGCTTGCTCAACATACTCAGGAATATCTCTCGGCGCCCTTTTGCAAAATGGACAATGCATTGCTTCACTCCCCTTCAAGAACTTCTTCTAACTCACCTGAAATGCCGTAAAACATTTCTATTACATTTTCAAAAGCAAGCCATTTCAATTCATCAGATAGATTATTGAATTCTTCCTGAGTTAGTTCTTCAGGAGACTTGCCAGTTTCATCTTCAAAACAGTTACTCATTTTGATTCACCTCCCTTCAAAGTGCTCTTTGATTTTTTCAAATTCAATATGGTTATCTCCTAATGCTTCATCAGCTAATTTAGCTTCATCAGATCTTAAGACTTCGTTTGTGTTTATGTTCCTGCCGTAAGTGCCCGTCATTCTAATTGATTCTAAATATGCTCGATACTTTAGAGCGCGTTTAGCTTGCTCTAGGAGAAAAAAATAATCATCTAGCGTCAATGTTACCCCTGCATATTCAGCGATTTCCGCATCATCTTCATAGTTTCTTTTCACATTCTCCAACCGTTCTTTATCTCCCACTTAATCCTCTCCTTCAATAATTAACAATTAACAGCCAATTAACGAATACCACAATCCCAAATGCAACAGGATAAAACACATCAGGATCCAGTAGCTTATTCAAAACCAATTCCTCCTGGTCGTTTCTTGTTTTTCTATTTGCTTTAATAACGACCTGGCTTCATCAGTCGCACTTCTACTGTTCTTCATACGCTGTAACTCTTCTAGCGCATTTGCTACGTTCCTGTGATGTATCGCTGCTTTTTCGAATTCGCCTTGAGCCACATAACGGGCAGCATGCATAAAGTTGTAATCATAAACAGCTAACTGCTTGTCCGCTTTTTCTTGGTCTTTTGATAGAAACATTGAAAGTTTTGCCATAATGATCTCCTTTCTTTCCCTCACTTTTGGTAGAATATCTACTAGAAGGGAGGGTTTTACATATGGTTGAACCAAATTACGACAGATATAATCAACCCGAAGCATTTGATGATTTGACTTCTAAGGAACAAAAACATCTAACAGATTGGATAAAGAACAATATCGCTCCAATCAAATCCTTTAACACTCGCCAGACATCTTATGGTTTAAAGCACCGTTTTGAAGATGACGGTGGATTTTATATAGGAAACGGAGCATTTAAAGGTGCAATGCTAGCTTGCGGTTTTAAGGTAAAAGATAAGTCTGCTAAAAATTGGGTATTTAATGTCTCTGAAAAATCCATAAAAATTATCAGGAATCGAATTCAATAAACTCGTTTAATTCAACTTCTAAGCACTCCCATTCTTCAAATACCAAAGCTCCTCGCTTTTTCAAAGTTTCTTTCAAAAAGGTTTTTCCTGTAGGGCCAGATAAACCTTTAATGAGAATGGGAGTGTTGTCTTTTACTGCTTTTAAAATATCTTTTTTGTGACGATTTGAAAGCCATTCTGGCAATGAAATACTCTCACTTTTATTACCTTTCATCCCTTACTACCTCCCTAATATTTTTCATATTTCCTACGATCAGTTTTTTTATTAGCAAATGCATCGCTATTGTAGAGTTTCGTTTGAGGCTGTTTGCGACACAGTCTCTTTCTAATCCATTCAATAAGCTTCACTTTTATCTCCTTCCCTCAAAATCTCTTGCATAACTAACTTGCCTATAAAGCTTCATTACTTCCGGGTTGCTACTATTAAAAGCGACTGAATATAACAACGGAATGTTATATGTCCTTTCCATATCTTCCATCAAAGTAACTAACCGTTTGTTACGTATCCGTTTAGGTGCTTGCATGATGTTGTTGTATCTAGAACGATTGCAGTTCTTTTGTCATTTTGGTTTACCTCCTTCTCTTTCAAAAGCTTGTCCTACGGAGCAATCCCGCTAAGGGATTACTTTTTTTCAACAAGCTCATGCTCTTTACCGGTTGTCATAAATGCATAAGCTAATTTACATCGATCAGCCAACTCCTTATCTTCGCAAGGATCGAACTCTTGTTTTACACCGTTAATAATTCTAAAATGCCTAATAGTGTAATTAACTTTTTTTCTCAAAATTTGCACCCTCCCTTTGATACATGCTATGCAAGCACAAATCTGGGACTAACCATGTTTTTCAAAAACATTCAACTCCTTTCTCGCTTTCTTTTTTCGCGCATGACGCGACATCGATATTAAAAAAAATAGCCGTTGCTTCCTCTTTTGTTAAATTCAACACATAAACGATACGATTAGCCTCTTTAATTGATAAAGTGTCACCTTTATTGTTTAATTTTCTGTAAAGAGTACTTCTATCCACACCAATTTTTTCGGCCAATTCTCTAATATTCATCTCATTTTCTACAATTTTCCCTTTTAACTTGTTTACGTTCACGCTATTTTCACCATCCTTTCTTGTCGCGTGATATGCGATTAACTGATTAACTTCATCATAAATGATTGTTTTTCTAGTGTCAAGACAAAAATCGCGTTTTGTAATAATTTGTCGGTAAAAACATTTACTTTTTGTTGCATTTTTGCGACATTCTATGTTATGATATTTTTAGAAACGAGGTGATAACATTGAAAATAGGCGATAGAATACGAAAGAGAAGGAAAGAACTTAAACTATCTGTAGAACAACTAGCAGAAATGCTAGGTAAAAATAGAGCTACGGTATATAGATATGAAAGCAGTGAAATTGAAAACATGCCGATTGATATTATTCAACCATTGGCAAAGGCATTGAAAGTCTCCCCAGCTTACTTGATGGGATGGGAACAATTCGACAATGATAACAATATTATAAGAGAAGATAGAGCTACCTATAATTATTATCCTCAATCTATTTCTGCTGGTTTACCATTGCGTGTAGATGGTATTACAGAAGCCACTAAAATCCAAGTTCCTGACTCAGTTATGGGTAAATGGGCAGGAGATCGAGAAATTTTTATGATGAAGGTGAACGGAGAGTCCATGAATAAAAAAATTCCTCATAATTCGTTGATCGCCGTTAAACCTATCGAAGCCTATAATTTAAAACAAGGAGATATAGTGGTTTATTCAGATGGTGGCGATTATTCTGTAAAGCACTATTTTAGAGATGGCGACAGAATTATATTTAGGCCTGACTCTCATGACCAACGTTTTTATGATTATATTACAAACATTGATAATGAAAATTTAATAATTCATGGTAAAGTAGTTGTTTATATCGTGGAACTTAATTAAATTACTTATCGCTAATTAATTTAACTAAGGCAGGATACCTGCCTCTTTTTATAAGAGGTGATAATAATGGAAGTTGCTGCATATCTTCGAGTTAGCACAGATGAACAAGCAGAGTCTGGACACTCTTTGCTAGAACAACAAGAAAGGCTTAAAGCTTATGCCAAAGTAATGGGATGGGATAAACCAACATTTTATATAGATGATGGTTACTCTGCGGGAAGCCTAAAACGACCACAATTGCAAAAGTTAATAAGAGATATTGAAAATAGAAAAGTAAGTATTTTAATGACAACTAAACTCGATCGTTTAAGTCGTAACTTGCTTGATCTACTACAGATAATAAAGTTTATGGAGACACATGATTGTAATTACGTATCTGCAACAGAGAGTTTTGACACATCTACAGCAGCCGGAAGGATGGTTTTACACTTATTAGGTGTATTCGCAGAATTTGAACGTGGTCGAACTAGCGAGCGTGTTAAAGATAATATGACATCACTTGCCCGGAATACAAACATAGCTTTATCTGGACCTTGTTTTGGTTTTGACATTATTGATAAACAGTATGTATTAAACAAAAAAGAAGCTAAGTATGGATTAAAAATGGTTGAAATGACTGAGGCTGGTCATGGAACAAGATCAATTGCACAATGGTTAAATAGCATGAACGTGAAAACAAAACGAGGAAAGCAATGGGATTCTACAACTGTTCGTAGATTATTGAGAACAGAGACTATTTGCGGGACTAGAGTTATTAATAAGAGAAAAAAAGTAAATGGGAAAACGGTTATGCGCCCAAAGGAAGAGTGGATTATTAAGGAAAATAATCATGAAGGTTTTATTTCCCCCGAGAGGTTTAAGAACCTACAAAACATTTTAGATTCAAGAAAAATAAATAAGCAACATGAAAACGAAACCTACTTACTAACCGGGATTTTAAAATGTGGATATTGCGGGGGTACAATGAAAGGAAGTTCGGCTCGCGTATCCAGAGGTGATAAAAAATATGAGTATTATCGTTATATATGTTCCTCTTATGTAAAAGGAAGCGGATGCAAACATCATGCCGCACATCGTGAAGATATTGAAAATGCAGTGATCATACAAATAGAAAGCATAACCAATTCTTCTAACAAAGAATTACAATTGAAAGTAGTAACTAGTAACGAAGATGAAGATGTATTTGAATTAAAGCGAGCTTTAGAATCTTTGAATAAACAAATGATGCGACAAATTGAAGCATACGGTAAAGGTTTGATCGAAGAAGAAGATTTAGAGAGGTCTAATAAACACGTAAAAGAACAACGTCAACTGTTACGTAATCAGCTAGATTCACTAGAGCAATTTAATACACCTAAAGCATTAAAAGAAAAAGCGAAGATACTTTTACCAGACATTAAAAGTTTAGATCGAAAAAAAGCGAAAACTACTATTGCTCAACTCATTGACTCTTTGGTATTAACTGACGGAGAGTTGGATATAGTTTGGCGCATTTAG